ACTCGTTCCAATAGAGCGACTTTTTACAAAACTTTTTTAGGAGGTGAATATTGTGCCAAGAAAAAAGACTCCACAGCCTGACGAGAGAACTCCACATGAAATTATTAAAGATAAAACAATCCAAAATATGACAGATCTCGGAGTGTATAAACCACAATATGACCGACTAATAGATATTTATGTTGATTTAGACATTCAATACGAGACAGCGATGGGAGAGTTTGCAAGAAGTGGCTTTCAATACGAAACCGAAACTGCTGCAGGTGGCATGAAGAAGAGCGCCATTGTATCAACTCTTGAATCATTACGAAAAGATATCCTGGCATATAGTGATCGATTATGCTTAAACCCCAAAGCAATAGAATCTGTGACCATCGAAAAGAAAAGCAAATCAAAACTTGCGAGCATGTTGAGTACCCTTGAGTAAGAAGTTTGCTAATTACGATATCGTCATGGGGTATACAAATGACATCATCAGTAAAAAGAAGATAGCTTGTAGAGAAACAATACAGATGTGTGAGCGATTCAAGAGAGATCTTCAAAACCCTCTCTATGATTTTAATCCAAAGAACGCAGAGTTCGTTATACAAATTATAGAAAAGACATTCGTTCATCAGAAAGGTGAGGATATGAATGGTTATCCATTAAGGAAAACACCATTTTTATTGGAACCTTGGCAGAAATTTGTTGTTTATAATATCTTAGGGTTCTTTCACAAGGGAACTATTCGTAGAAAATATAAAGAAGCGTTTTTAATGTTAGCTAGAAAGAATGGAAAGACTCCATTTATGAGCGCGTTGGCTTGGGGCTTAGGATTGCTCGAAAGAAAGTCCGGTGCTGAAATCGTAATTGTTGGCGCGCTTTTAAAACAAGCGCTTCAAAGTTTTAATTTCCTGAATTTCAATCTAGCAGAGATGGAAGAAAAGAAGAATTTTAGAGTTATCGATAACAATCAGGAACATAGTATTAGCGGTGATCTTGGAGATGGATACCTAAGAATTGAAACGATAGCTGGTAACAGTGACCGTATGGACTCGCTGAACACTTTGATTCAGATACTCGATGAACTTCATCTATACAAGAGCACAAGCCAGTACAACACGATTAAACAGTCAGGAAAGGCATACCGTAATAGCCTATGTATCGGTATAACAACCGCGGGTGATGATATGACATCGTTCTGTTATCAGCGTATGAAGTATTGTCAAAAGATTTTAGACCAGACGGTTAAAGATGAACAAACATTTATTTTTATCGCAAAGGCTGATGAAGTTGAGAATGAAGACGTAGATTATACAAACCCTATTCAGCACGAGAAAGCTAATCCGAATTACAATGTTTCAGTGTCCGGTGCCGAACTTTTAAACGATGCTAACCAGGCACAGAATGATCCACAACAGCGAAAGGATTTCTTATCGAAGTCACTTAATATTTATACTGCTGCTATGAAAGCCTATTTCAATATCGATGAATTTCAGGCTAGTGATAAAAAGTATAATTGGACGATTGAAGAATTATCGAAGATGAACATTCAATGGTTCGGCGGTGCTGACTTATCCAAGATGCATGACTTAACGGCGGCATCACTTTACGGAACATTGCAAGATTATGAAGATGAAAACGGAATAAAAAAAGATGTGGATATCGTTATTACTCACGCATGGTTCCCCGTGGTCATGGCACATAAGAAAGCAGAGGAGGACAACATCCCACTATTCGGATGGAAAGACGATGGATGGCTTGATATGTGTAACACCCCAACGGTTAATTACAGTGACATTATAAATTGGTTTGTCATGATGAAGAAAAAGGGTTTTAAAGTTAAACAACTAGGCTTTGATAGAAAGTTTGGAGCAGAATTCTTTATCGGAATGAAGCGAGCAGGTTTTAGCATTGTGGATGAGCCACAGTATTTTTACAAAAAGTCACAAGGGTTCAGACATATCGAAAAGAAAGTAAAGAACGGTGAGTTTTATTACTTACATTCAACAGCTTATGAATACTGCGTACAAAATGTAAGAGCGATAGAAAAGACAGATGACATGATCCAATATGAAAAAGTAGACGGTGACGGTGGTAAACAAAGAATTGATATCTTTGATGCCAGCGTTTTTTCTTGTGTCAGAAAATTAGAAAACATGGACAAAGCTTCAACCGCTTCAAGGTGGTTAGGTGGAAGTTAAAACTGCGAAAGGAGGTGAAAAATGAGTATATTTGATAGATTCAAAAAACGTTCAATTTCAAGCACGGACTATCAATTTCTTACAGCTACATGGGATCAGATTCTTCCGGATGGATATACAAAACTTTCAGACAATCCAGAGGTAAAAATCGCAGTCGATAAGATAGCAGACTTAGTATCGAATATGACTATTCACCTGATGGAAAATACAGACAAGGGTGATAAACGAGTACACAATGCACTATCGAAAAAGATTGATATTAATCCATCGAGGTTCATGACTAGGAAGGCGTGGGTTTATAAGATTGTCCAGGACCTACTTCTGTATGGTGATGGCAACTCGATTAATCACATCTCTATGGACACTAAAACCGGATTGATAAAAGACTTAACGCCATTCCCAATGTCCGGTGTAACGTACGAGACAACGCCTGATGGCTATGTGGTGAAGTATGGAAACAAAAACTATACGCCTGATGAAGTTATTCATTTCGTTATTAATCCTGATCCAGATTATCCATTCAAAGGAACTGGCTATAAAGTGGCACTAAGGGATATCGTAAAGAATCTCAAGCAAGCCACATCAACAAAGAACAGTTTCATGTCTGGAAAGTACATGCCATCGCTGATTATCAAAGTTGATAGCAACACCGCAGAACTTGCAAGTGAAGAAGGAAGAGATGGCGTATATAAAAAGTATCTAGAATCCTCTAAAGCTGGTCAACCTTGGATTATTCCGGCTGACTTGTTAGAAGTGCAAGATGTAAAGCCTCTCTCACTGAAAGATATCGCAATCAATGAATCCGTGGAATTAGATAAAAAGACAGTTGCAGGACTTATTGGAGTACCTGCTTTTTTCTTGGGCGTAGGTGAGTTTAAGAAAGATGAATATAACAACTTCATCAATACGAGAATAATGTCTATCGCTAACATCATATCGCAAACACTCACGAGGGATGTTCTAATCAGTGAAAAGATGTATTTCAAATTAAATCCTAGAAGTTTGTATTCATACAATCTTACAGAAATGACCGGTGCGGGTAGCGAAATGGTCAAGATTAATGCTATGAGAAGAAACGAGCTAAGGGATTGGGTTGGATTAGATCCTGATGACGAGATGGAAGAACTGATTGTTTTAGAAAACTTCGTTCCAGCCTCACAACTTGGCGATCAGCAAAAGCTGAAAGGGGGTGATAGTAATGAATAGAAGACAATCGTTTATTAAAAGTGAATTTCGAGCGACAGAGGTTGAAGACAAGTTAATTGTCGAAGGGTATTTTATCAAGTACAATTCGGAAACAAATTTATATGATGACGTATTTGAAGAAGTAGATCCTTTATCGGTGGTCAGAAGCTTGAAAGAAAATGATATTCGGGGATTGTTCAACCATGATACCAGTTTAGTTTTAGGCAGAACTGGCAATAATACACTTACCTTGAAGTCTGATGAAATCGGACTGTATGGCGAGATAGAAATAAATAGAGATGATCCAGGAGCAATGGGCGCATATGCACGAATCAAACGTGGTGATGTTGCCGGTTGTTCTTTTGGTTTTATGCCAATGAAAGAGGATTACCAATCACGATCAGACGGTGGTGGAAAATACATCATCAGAGAAATGGACTTATTTGAAGTTTCTCCATGTGTCTTTCCGGCATATCCCCAAACAGAAATAGCCGCCAGAAAACATGATGTGGAAGAACTGAAGAAAGAAAAGTTAAACGCTAGAAAGCAAATTATGAAAGAGAGGTACAAGAAATGAGCAAGCCTGTAATTATAGGAGCAAAGCTGAATCTGAAAAGAACCGCTTTGAATACGCTCCTGGAAGATATCAAGGCAATCAATATACGTTCAGAAGAAGTTCTGAAAGCAATTGATGATGCCAAAACAGAAGAAGACCTTGGAGCAGTTGAAGTAACCGCAGATACTATCCAGGCAGAACTAGACACAAAGACAGAAGAGAAGACAAAACTCGAAGAAGAGATAGCAGCCTTAGAAATGGAACTCGAACAACTTAACGAAAAGGAACCTGTAACACAGGTAGAAGGAGAGAGAAAAATGGAAAATATCACCGAAGTAAGATCAGCCATTAAAGCATATGTACAGTCTAAAGGTTCAGAAAGAGCAGGTTTCACATCAGTTGAAGGTGGCGCGCTTATTCCTACAGAACTTTTGAAAGCACAAGTTACACCATCCGATGAGCTTGACCTTACAAAGCTTGTCAACGTAGTTCCTGTTAATTCAGGCGCAGGTAAGTACCCTGTAATTAAGAAGTCTGGAAACAAACTAGCTTCGGTTGCTGAACTGATTGCAAATCCAGAACTGGCAAAACCTGTTATCACTGAGGTCCTTTACGATGTTGCTACATACAGAGGCTACATCCCTGTATCGCAGGAAGTAATTGACGATGCAGACTATCCAGTAACTGAAATGATCGCAGCTGAAATCAAAGACCAGGACAGAAATACAAAGAATTTTGCAATTGCCACAGTCCTGAAGACCGCAACCGCTAAGGCTGTAACCGGAGTTGATGGTATCAAGGATATGAAGAACAAGAGCCTGAAGAAAGTTTATAGCGGCAAGTTCGTCATCACCTCATCCCTCTACGCCGCACTTGACAAGCTAAAGGACCTTGATGGAAAGTACATTCTGCAGCCTGACGTAACAGTTGACTCAGGTACGAAACTTCTAGGTAAGGAATGCGAAGTTCTTGATGACACCATGCTTGGGATTGATGGTGCACTTGTAGGTTTCTACGGTGATCCTAAAGCCTTCATGACACTGTTTGACAGAAAGTCTGCATCCGTCAAATGGGTTGATAATGACATCTACGGTGAACTGCTTGCAAGCTTCGTAAGATTCGATGCTAAGTTAGTTGACTCAGATGCAGGATTCTTCTTCACTTACACCGCTGCAGTTTAGGATTAGATCATGAGAGTGGAGGTATTAGAAAACTTTTATGATAATGAAATGAAAACCCTCCACATCAAGGGTGACATTTTTGAAGTTAGTGAAAAGAGGGCGGTTCAAATCAGAACCGTCCTTTCTAATTACATCATAGAAGTACAAGAAGACACGGTTAATTTAAACGGCATGACTAAGAAAGAACTCATAGCTTATGCGGAAAGCAAAGGAATAGAGCTTGATAGTAGATTAAATAAAGCTCAGATGATAGAAAAGTTGGAGGTGTGATATGACAGAAACTATGATGCAATTACTCAAAATTAGACTTGGCATCGCATCCAACGCTAGAGATGTTTATTTAATACACCTATTAGAAGCTACAATTCAGATGCTAAGTGATGAAAAGGGAATTGATACTGAAACACCTAATGAACTCATAACGGCCTTTATCGTTGATTATTCAGCGTGGCGTTATGAATCTAAAGGCGAACAAGGTGGGATGCCTAGACACTTGCAATACGCATTGCATAACCTGATGATTCACAACCAGAAGGTGGTGGTTCCAGTTGTATAACAAAAGGCATTTTGATGAAACTCTTGAACTTGGTGTTATTCCTAATCCTCCAATATATGAAGGGCCACCAATACCGACTGAATGGATAACGGTATATGCAGAACTGAAGTCCGTTGGCAGAACTGAATTTTATAGTGCTGCAGGTGTGGGAATTAAACCTGAAAAGATATTTGAGATACATTCGTTTGAATTTGGAAATCACGAGTATGTGAGGCACGACGGCATAGTTTACAAAATCACACGAAGTTACTCAGTTGACTCGGACATCATAGAACTGGTGGTGTCAGCATGGGCATAAATAATGGCCGGTCACAAATCAAAGGCGCTGTAAAAGTCGGTGATTTCTCAAAAGCATTTGGTAAAGAAATGATCAAATACACAATGGACGTAGAAGAAGAAATAGAGGAAATGACTGCAAAAATCACTAAGGCGGCGGCTAAGGGACTCAAAGAAGTATCAGCATCTACTTTTCAAACCGCTCAAGATAAACCATACAACGAGGGTTGGACAACGAAGAGTACTGGTGTGAGGCATAGATCAAGATGGATTATTCATAATAAAAACAAGCCTGGACTAGCGCACTTGCTTGAACATGGTCACGCAAAAACAGGCGGCGGAAGAGTTGCAGGAAAGATACATATAAAACCCATCGAAGAAAAGTTAATTCAAGACTATGAAGATAATGTCAAAGCGATTATTGAAAATGGGGTGATATAGATGATTGACATAAGAACGCTCTTGCAACCATTAAATATCCCAATCGCAGAAGAAAGTTTTTATACAGCACCTTTGCTACCTTATCTCATATTCATGGAATCCAGAACGGTAAGAGGCGCTGACAATCTGAATAAGATTGTAGATCGAGCAATCACATTAGAACTTTACACAAACAAAATATCTCCAACGGTTGAAAAATCCATTGATGATTTACTCAATGGTATACCAGTGGAGTTTTCAAGGGATAGATTGTGGATAGCATCTGAGAAGATGTACGAAACCATATACTCATTTTCATTTACAGAAAAATTATAAGGAGGCAATATTATGCCAGCAACATTAGAAGAAAAAATTGTACTAGGCTCAGGTAAGATATTTATTGATGAATTTGTCACTACTATTCCTACTGATTTGCTACTCGAAGTTGATGCAAACTTACTAGGTTTGATTCAGGGTGGTGCAACTGTGGAATATAAACCAGAGTTTTACACCGCTGAAGATGATCTCGGATTAGTTTCGAAAACAATCATCACGAAGGAAGAGGTAATGCTTAAATCAGGCATTATGACTTTTAACGGTGCTACACTAAAGAAATTGTCAGCGACCGCAAGAGTTGTAGAAGCAGCCGGCAAGAGAACTGTGAAAATTGGTGGACTTAAAAACAACGATGGTAAGAAATATGTTATTAGATTTGTTCACGAAGATCCATCAGATGGCGATATCCGAGTTACAATCGTAGGTAACAATCAGGCAGGTTTCAGCTTGGCGTTTGCTAAGGATAAAGAAACCGTCATTGATGCAGAATTTAAAGCCGCTCCTCACGATACTGAAGGAACGTTGATCATATATGAGGAAGAAATACCAACCGTATAATTTTGAATGAGGGAGCTTAATTGCTCCCCATTTTTTTGAATGGAGGATAAAATGTTAGATTTTACAAAAGCTCAAAAAAGATATATGCAAATCAGAATGATTGATGAAAAGAATATCCTAGTAAGAATGCCTACAAAGGCAGTATTTGGAAAGCTCATGGCCATGGAAGATTTAATGAAATCATTGGACTTAGACAATCTTGAAACAATAAATCAGATATACGAGATAGCATCCGAAATTCTTTCCAACAACATGAAGGGCGAACTTATCTCAGATGAATATATAGCTGGATTGATGGACATTGAAGATATTCAGATGTTGATGGAAAGCTATGTTCAATTCTGCACAGGGCAGGCAAATAACCCAAACTTAGAATCCCCTCACTCCCAGACACCGGAGATAGTGGGGAAAGAAGATACTACTGTTCTACAGAGTGGGAACGATTAGTACATGACCATACAGGGTTAAACTTCCATGAAATTGAAAATCTTGATTATATCGAGTATCTCACATACCGGAGAGATGCATATATATACATGCTTAATCAGACTGAAGGTGGCAGAGAGTACCTTGAACATTGTTGGATACTTGAACAGACAAAACCAGATAGAAAGAAAATCAGAGAGAAAATAAAGGAAAGAGGTGAAACTTAATGGCAATGGGGAATATACGCGGTATCACTGTAGAAGTTGGTGGAGATGTAAGCCCACTGGATAAGGCACTAAAAGGTGTAGATAAAACTACTAGAAGCTTACAGACTGAACTTCGAAAAGTGGAAACCGGCCTGAAGTTTAACCCAAACAATATAGAACTCACCAGGCAAAAACAAACACTTCTGAAAAAAGAAATCAGTGAGACAACTGACAAATTAAAAATGCTGAAAAGTACTCAGGATGAAGTAAAAAAGCTATACGGCGAAGGCAAAATAGATGATGGCCGGTATCGTGAATTTCAACGCGAGCTTATCACTACAAAAAGCAAGCTTGGAGAACTTAAAGCTGAAGAAAAATCAGTATCAGTTGTTAAAGCAGCATTCGGACAATTAAAGGATGCAGCACAAGGGGTTATTGCTAAGCTAACTCCGCTGGTCAACGGATTGAAAAAAGTCGGTGAAGCCGGAGCTACAATCACAAGCGCTGGCGTTCAAACTGTGGGTAAAGCGGTTGATGTTGCAGGACAAGGATTGAAAATATATACAGGCGCAGTTACCGCTGCAGGTGTAGCATCGGCAGGGTTAGCGATTAAAGCTGCTGGAAGTGCTGATGATTTAAATACAATGGCTAAAACTACAGGCTTATCAACAGAAACCTTGCAGAAGTTTAAGTATTCGAGTGACATCATAGACGTATCCATGGACACACTGACAGGATCACTCACTAAAGTAACTAAAAATATGGGTGCCGCTGCTGGTGGATCTAAAAGCATGCAAGCTAATTTTGATAAGTTAGGCGTATCGATTTATGACAGCAATGGAAATTTAAGAGATAACGAAGATGTTATGAATGATTCTATCGGCGCATTAGGCAAAATGACAAATGAGACTGAACGTGATGCGATGGCCATGGAGATATTTGGTAAATCAGCACAGGATTTAAACCCTTTAATTATGGGTGGTGCAGATGCTTTAAAGACACTAGGAGACGAAGCGAGTGCTTCAGGGATGATTCTCTCACAAGATGCGTTGGACGCAGCTAATGAGTTCGGAGACAGCTTAGACGGTATTAAAGCTAAAGCATCTTCTTCAGGTAACATTCTAGGTGGCGTATTTGCAAAAGGTTTGTTAGGTTCATCCAAGATAATCAGCGATATGATTCCTCAAGTCACTGGATCACTAGCTAATCTTTTCAGTGGCCAGAATATGGAAGGTTCAAAGGCAAAACTCACAACGGACCTAATAAACGGATTTACTCAAATCATACAACAACTTGTAACGCAATTACCTCAGTTTTTAGCAGGATTTGAAGCGGTTATAGTAGCTTTGATTACTGCAATATCGGCAGTATTACCAGAACTAATAACAACACTTGTTCCGGTGCTTATAGGTGGATTCACAAGCCTTATACAGGCGTTAATCCCTTTGATACCTATACTATTACCAATAATAATTGATGGTGCTATGCAACTCTTTATGGGGCTTCTCGATGGACTTAACTTAATCATTCCTCAACTCATGGCAATGATGCCGGAATTGATAAACAGCCTATCAACCATACTCATTGATAATTTACCACTCATCATTACGTCAGGTATACAGCTCTTAATCAGCTTGATAAAAGGCATTACGAATAGTATTCCTCAACTTATTACATCGGTTATTGCGCTTATTCCTGTTATCGTTGATGCACTTGTGGACAATCTTCCAGAACTTATCAAAGCTGGTATTGACCTTATTGTTGCATTAGCTACAGGATTGCCAAAAGCAATTCCAAACATCATAGCAGCCTTACCTGAAATCATTGCTGCAATCATTGATGGAATAGTAGAAGTCAATTGGCTACAAGTTGGTATAGATGTTATTAAAGGTATCGCAGGCGGGTTAATAGCCGGTGTAAAGAATATCAGTTTTTCATCGATTGGAAATTCCATCTTAGGCGGCATCAAAAAGGTAATGGGAATTCATTCCCCTTCAACAATGTTTAGAGATCAAGTCGGTGTATATCTTGCATCCGGTTTAGGAGTAGGCTTCGAAGATGAAATGAAATATGTTAAGGATGATATGGCTAAAGCTATACCTACATCGTTTGACATCAAATCAAAGGTTAATGCGTCCGGCACTGTATCAGGAACAAACGGAGCGAACTCACTAGCAAAAATGGGAGCATCCGTTTCAATCGTCATTGAAAATTTTGTTAACAATACAACAGATGATATCCACACGTTGATGAATGAAATAGGATTCGAGACACAAAGACAATTAGCTGGAGGTGGTTACGTTGGAATTTAAAGGCAGGAACCATGAAGAGTTTGACTTGCTTCTCCTATATGCTGGACGAAGAAAAAAAGCAGAAGAGCGAGTTGAAGTTTATGAAATACCTTATCGTGACGATGAACCATCAGAACACACCGGAAAATATAAACCCTATTTTAGAGAAATGGAGTTCCTTATCAATGATAATACGAAAAAAGGACAGATATACCAGTGGTTAAATGGCTATGGAAAATTAAGAACGGACAGCGATCCAGATGGATACTTTAAAGCAGAGGTTATACAGGCGATTGATAGTGATAAATATCAAGGGCTTTACGATAATATGTTGGTGTCTTTCAAAATCAACCCTGGCTTTTTTTACATGGATTCAGGAGACACCCCGGTTGTAATGACCGCACCAGGAACCATCGTTAATATGGGAACTCACACATCGGAACCCTATATTAAAATCACCGGTTCAGGAAACATCGATTTAACGATAAATTCAACCGTTTACTCTTTCACTGCAGTAGATACATACCTCGAAATAGATTCTGAATCGAAATATGTTTATAGGGACACACTAAATCAGGGAGAAAAAATGGTTGGTGAATTTCCTATATTTGAACTAGGCGAAAATGCCATTTCATGGACCGGAACAGTAACAGAAATACAGATCATTCCGAGGTGGAGGGAGCTATAGAAATGATTAGACGATATTTGTCAACTGAAACAGTTTTTAATCATAACAAATATGTACTCTCTCCAATAAAGGTAGAGGTCGTTGAAGTAGCTAATGGAATGTTTGAGTCAGAAACTGAAATTATGATGCATGTCGCTTTGAATAAAGGCGACATCATCTCCACTCCAACTCCAAGAGGAGAACAACCTTTCAGAGTGTACAGAATTGTTAAGACGCTTGCAGGAAAGAAAGCTTTTGCAAAACATATATTTTATGATCTAGTGAATAATTTTCTTATCGATATCAGGCCTACAAACCTAACCTGTGATCAAGCAATCAAACATATCCTTAGTAATGCAGAAACACCAACAAGCTTCACAGGTTCATCCGATGTTGTTGGGAGTAATACTGCATACTACATTAGAAAGAACCCTGTGGAGGCGATTATAGGGGCAGACAATAGCTTGCTGAACTTATGGGGTGGGAACCTCGTAAGAAATGGTAAAGATATCCAGATTAAAGCAAATGGAAATGACAGAGGATTTGAAATTCGGTTAGGAAAGAACCTTGTGGGAATCGAAGACGACAGTGACGAAAGCGGAATTACCACAAGCTTATATCCAACGGTGGAACTTAATCAAATAGTCTATGCACTACCAGAGAAGTATGTGAATAGTCCACAAATAGGGTACTATCCAGAGCCAATTATCAAAGAAGTTAGGGTAGCATTGACAACTGAACAGCAGGCATTACCACTAGAAGACATCTACGCAATTATGAGGACCTATTGTAATAATCTATACGCCGTTGATAACATTGATAAGCCTGTGCTTAATTATAAGATTGATTTTGTACAACTAAAAAAGGTTGCAGGATATGAAAAATTTCAATTGCTAGAGCAACTGGATTTATATGATCTTGTGAAAGTTAATGTTGAAACCCTAGATATAAGCCTGAAAGCTAAAGTGATTTCATACCGATACGATGGTTTGGAAGAAAAATATAACCAGATTGAGCTAGGCGGTTTTAAACCTTCAGCAAAATATCAGACCGCAAATATTATCAAACAGATTCAAAACGACCTTGTAAATCAAAAAAATTTAATAGCAAGCGCAATAGATTACGCCACAAATGTTATCACAGGTAACAAGGGTGGATATGTTGTATTTCGAAATCATCCAGACGGAAAGCCGTATGAAATATTAGTTATGGATCAGGAAGTTATAGGCGATGCAAAGAATGTTATTCGGATAAATCAAGCCGGAATAGGATTCTCACAATCAGGCTACAACGGTCCATTTACCACAGCAATATTAATCAACGGTCAGATTAATGCTGATTCAGGCTTCTTTAATAGTTTAGTCACTAATCTCATTCAGTCCGATATTGGATCAAGCTTGAATTTATCAAGTAATGTGGCGATAGTTGGATTAGTAGAGGACAAGGCCGAGAAAACAGAAGTAACACAACTAGCTGATTCGCTAACAATTGATATTTATAAGGCCGGGGCAGAACTGATTAATCAAGATTATCGAAGCAATCCTTCTGCTCCAATCCCAATAGATAATGCCGAGTTGTGGCACGTTTCTAACTTTGGACAATTAGATAACACCTACGCCATAACGATTCATGATACAAAATTCTGTAGAGGTGGTTATATCCCACATGTTCCAGGGAATACCTATTACATGGATAATGACGAATGGTATACCAACGGAACCGGCCAGTTGCTTATTGGTTTAGAATTTTGGGATGACATAGGTGTTAGCACAATTGAAAATAATGGTTGTTGGTATTTTCCGCTTGATGGTGGAGCGCTCACACCTAATGATCCTGCTCAAAACATTTGTAAATATGTCAGGCTAAGGGTTCTAACAAATTGGGGGCAATCAACAACGGCACTCACCTTTATTAAAGGATTGAGTTTAAAGCGAAATGGACAGGCAACGTCAATCATAGGCACGAGTTACAGATTTGACGGACAAGGCTTTGCGATAAAAGATTCAAACGGTTCGACTTTAATCACCCCAAACGGCATGGCAAACGAACAGAACTTTGGAAGTACGCAGAACGTTGAGGATGGTTATCCCTTAAATATGTCATTCGAAATAGGTGACACCACTTCTGTTATAACATCGGTGAAGTTAAGGTTGAAACAATATAATTTCAGGACAGACTCTAAAGGTGCTGCAAGTGGCGGTGGAGTTAAAACCACGCCCGAGGGCGGAGGAAAGACTTCAGGGGCATCAAGTAAGAGTTCTACGGATGAACGGTGGACAAGCCAGAATTTAACAGGCGTAACCGTATCACAAGAAAATGGTGTAGTCGGGAACACTCATAATCATGCCATTGGTTTTAATCAGTTTGGACACAATCACGGAATGGCTCATACGCATACCACTCAAGACCACTCACATAATGTAGACATTACTCACGGTCATACAGTTGAGTTCGGCATTTTAGAGTATACCAACGGAGATGGAACGATTGAAGTTGATATAGACGGGGTGAGAAGAACAGGAACGATAAATACAGATATTACATTAGATATCACCCCATGGGTAACGACAAACGGGGTTCATACGATTGCCTTGAGAAGCCCAAATATGAAACGCATTCAATGCGATGTATTCATCAAATCGTATATAAGGAGGTAAAGATGATGGCATTATTAAAAACCTATCTAACCCCTAGGGGGAACGCCTCCTTTTGGGTAATGGGATTGATACAAGTCGATAATTACAGCAAGACAGCATATGGACGGTTATATGGTTTTGCAAGCAAAGAGCATTGCGACATGGTGGGTAGCGTTCCAATTTTAATGTTGGACTACAATATTCCACCAGATATTTACGATTACTATTTTGAAAAGTCTATCATGGAACAAATAGGGGTAACCCCTCAGACACAGTTCTACCAGATAGTAAAAGACAAAAACTATTTGGATGAACAGAATCAGATCATAAACTTCAACGATGCAGAGGAGGTGTACTGATGCTACAAGAATATCAATTATTATATTTAGACAACGACATTCCAATAAACAGATCATTCTATTGTAACAACGGAGATATAAAATCCAGAGGTTTAGAAGTTCACGTTTTAGATAATTCTCAAGCCAAGGATTGCACAGGATTGACATTAAAAATGATTATCAAGGTACCGAGTGGAGAAATGTTCGAAGCTACTGTGGCAAATGGACTGGTTACGGTCCTGAATGCTGCAACCGGAATATATCAGATCCTATTTCCTAACAACATGGGAAAGGGCAGACTAATAGCCGAAATACAGTTATCTAATGCAGTTCCAGAAGTTATTGTATCCCGAAAATTTAGTATCTTAGGCGATGGATCTTTAACATCAGACGGTAACATAAGTGTGTTGCCTGGTGTTGGAATGTTATACCCGATCATACAGGCTGAACCGGAAAGAGTAGCAGCGGAGAATTTAAGAAAAACAGATGAAGCTGCAAGAAAAACAGCAGAAGCCACCAGAGCGGGATTTTACACAGGGTTTAATTCGTCATTGGCGGTAGTTCAGAACCAAGTTGATGTATTAGTTGTTGAGGGAGATTCTTCAGTTGAAGCGGCACAAGCAAGAGTTGAAAGTGACGGAACGATTAATGCCACTCTAAAGACAAGGCTAGACAAAAAAGATAACATCAATAGTTATCTAACTAAATTCAATAAATCAAACAATCCCATATTCCTTGAACAGTTTTTTCGAACATGGTATGGCAGAGGTCAACTAACCGCCGAAATACCGTTCGAAACACAAGCTGGAACTACAACATTCGCTCAAACCTACGCATCAGGAACAAGCGTTGTAGCTGTTTTAGATGCTTCTAAGTTTCTGGAAGGTGCTGTTTTAGCTGTTGAATATGATGATGGTACGCACGACACATATTTCGTGATAAGCAAGAGCGTAAACACTTTAACGCTTGCTCCTAAGCTAAGAAAAATGGTAACAGCCACCACAAAGATTCAGCGTGCTTGGTACAATTCAGCCCACGCAAATGATTTCGCTTTGAAATATATTGGAGAACAGTTAGCAAATACAAAATATGACAGTGTCGTGGACGGAGAAGTCATTCAGGAATTTAACATGACAGAGCCTAACCTTCAGCAATATTTCAAAAAAATGGGCGCTGCTGTTTTCTCTCCACAGGTTGAAGCAAGTAAAGGCACAAACTACGGAAGTGTATTGACCACGGTATCCAACGCCGCATTAGCGATAATAGGATACAACAATGGTGATGGATACAGAACGATTGACATACCGGTAGCACCCGAATCAAAAATCAACGTGAATTTATGGGCTAGGGCGAATAATGCCGCCAACCTAGTTAGCGTTAAGACACAGGCAGGGGTTACGCTCAAAAGTTTGATTGTACCGTCGAATACAATATATGAACCATATTGTTTGGAGTGTGAAATTCCTAGTGGTGTAACCGCTATTTACATTGAATTTAAAATAACAGCAACGGCAACGGTGGGATTATACATTGATGACATCGTGGTTTCTTATCGAGTAAATGAGGGTTACATTCTCCCACGCAAAGGCAACATCGTCATGCTGTTTGACAGTTGGGGGACATGGTTTACAAACGGGATTGAAGCGAGATTAAACGACCTATTGCCCGATTCAAACATCATCAATAAGGCGGTTGGTGGTAATGGTATAACCGATATGCTTGCAAGATTTGATGTGGATGTAGCACCGTCAAATCCTGATGTTGTAATTTGTGATACAGGCATTAACGATGCAGGTGGTATAACGGATTACAGCACAGCAAATTATATTGCAGGCTACAAAACGTTAGCGAAAAAATGCAAAGAAATCGGAGCAAAACTGATAATTTTAGGTGTTGCCGCTTATTGCGAAACAAGTTCAACCTTACCCACTTTTACCCAATGGCAGTTGACCACCAACACCCGTAAAATGTCCTTCGATGCGCAAAAATCAGTGTTGAGATATTCTCCACTAAAGTCTATTCCAAAGGCAATTGATATTCCGATTCAGTCGGTATCTTTGATTCAAAATGCACAGACAAATGTTTGTATAGGTATTATTCCCAACGGTGGATTGGTTAAGGTTAAAAGTTCAGGCGCATATCTGGCATCGGCAAATGTTAAATTGCAAGTTGGTTTTTCGGGCGTAATTACAGATGTATTAATCGGAACTGCTAATTTAGATAATATAGCAACGACAAATTTTTACGAGAAAACAACCACGGCATTTGAACAGCCTGATTTCTATCTGAAAAACAATTCGGGTTCAAACCGATACTTGATTGTCAGAATGGTTAATACTGATGCGGTAGCTCAAACAGTATCAGGATTTGTCAGTTTAGAAATTTAACACATCATCCGCGGAAATGACGAACTAAGGAACCTGAAATATGGTTCCTTTTCTATTTAAAAAATTTGGAGGTGGCACATGGAATGCAACTGTAAAAAAGAAGGAGAAATTGCAGCTATACATATTCGGATTGAGGAACATGACAGGCGATTAGACAAATACGAAAATAAGCAAGACACAATATATAAAATGGCGGAATCGTTAGCTGTGATGGCAGAAAAAATGACAGGAATAAGCGAAGATGTGAGCGATGTTAAGAACGATGTCACAGGTTTAAAAAAAGAGTTTGACAATTTAAAAGACCAAACAAAAGTAGAACAAATCAATGTCTTAAAAGCCAATCTTGGCGTATGGGAAAAATATAAGACACAGATTATCACGTTGGTTATTACTGCGGTTGTTACGGCCTATCTCATAAAAATCGGAGGAATGTAAAATGAAAAATAAGTTAGCTAAACTCATAGATGTGAAGTCAATCGTTACTTTGGTACTCACTTTTGTGTTTTGTTATTTAGCGGTCATAAAAGTGATATCTCCACAAGATTTTATGACAATATTTACAGTGATCATCGCTTTTTACTTTGGGACACAATTTACAAAGAACGAGCCTAATAAGGAGGCATAACGTATGAGACGATTATATCTCTCTCCATCCAATCAGCCAGCGAATAGATACGCAGTCGGCAACACTACCGAGAAAATAGAAATGGAAGTCGTGGCCAAAGCGGTTCAATTTTATCTTCAGGATTATGAAGTTGAAACCGTCATGGCATCGCTTTACTTGAATTTTGCGTACAGGGATGAAGAGGCAAGGCTTAAAGGTTGTACTGATTATCTGGCTATTCACTCAAACGCCGGTGGTGGTGGAACGGCAATCGGAACAGTGGCTTTTTATCATCGTAATCAGCCAAGCACTAAAATATTAGCTGAAAAGTTAGTTTCCAGATTAGACGGAATATGTCCTTACAAAGAGAACCGTGCAAATCAAGTCGTTGATGGCATGGCACAGTATGACGGTTACGGACTTGGAGAGGTCAGGGAACCGGCTAAGAAAGGCATAAACGCCAATCTGTTGGAAGTCAATTTTCACGATAACCCTCTGACAGCTAAATGGATCATCGACAATAAGGATGCAATAGCCAAAGAAATTGCAATGGCATATGTGGAAACCTATAGCATCGCCAAGAAGCGTGTGGATAAGGTACAGTTTGCCACAGTAGTTGCTAAGCCTTATCTCAATGTTCGAGCAGACGCTGGAACTCAATTCCCGAAGATAGCTTACCTGGAAGATACTTCAGAGGTTTGGATCATGGGCGAAAAGGATGGTTGGTATAAGGTAGCCTGGGGCCCTAATCAAGGGTGGGTATCAGCAAAGTATCTGAAATTAATATAAAACAAAAGGCATCTCTTAATTGAGGTGCCTTTTTTGTTTGTTCATTTTTACATTTTAATGCTCCGTGTCAAAAGAATGTCAAAACATTTGCCAAGGTTATACCTTTGTTTCTGATTTTGGAAAAATTTAGAATGGCTGTTTTCAACGGTTCACCATACTTCCTTGTATTCCGCCACACTATCTAAGTTAAGAATGGTTTAACCTGTATATACCATGTAGCCCTTATGGTGGGCTGTTTTGACATTCTGTGTCATATAAAATGTCAAAGGTTTTCTATAATCCTCTTAGCGTTATCCATCATATTCGAATTAACATGTGAATATGTGGAAACAATTATCTCGACAGTATCGCCCATAATTAACGCCAGTGTTTTAAAATCCATCCCTTGCTCGATCATAGCTGTGGCGAATGAGTGCCGTAAACTATGTGCTCTCATGCCTGGATAGATTGCTTTTATATCCACGGTGTCTAAATTCTTCTGAATTAGTCTTCTATTCTTATCAAATTGTGTCGGCTGTTTTAAAAATTCTGCTTTCATTCGTGGATGTAAAGGAATAAACCTCTCACTATTTTGTGATTTGGTGATGTTTTTAGGTCCAAATTCTGGATTGAATTGTTTTTCTACTCGAACGGTATCATGCTTGAGGTCAAAATCAGAGGAAACAATCGCTCTAGCCTCAGACAACCTCATTCCCTGATACCCTAGCAACATACATAAAAATCGGAGATCATCATCTTCAATCGAATTAAAAAATTCTGTCATAGCCTCCATTGTGAGAATGATATGTTCCTTTTTCTTTTTATTGCTCTTTTCCTTAATTGTCAAATCGTCAAAAGGATTATCCATCTTGATCTTCAACTTTTTAATGGCAAACTTAAAAATCGCCTTTCCAAAATTCATGATAGATTTTGTACCCATATAGGCATGATCCCGATAATAATCTGTGATAATCTCAGAGATATCCGAATAGTCTACTTCCGTAATCGCTTTGTCGTAAATTGGTTTATAGACAGTCAACCATGCCTTATATGCTTTTAGCGTAGATGGTTCTTTCAATCCGTCCGCAATGTACTTATCTGCTATTGCCTTAAAACAGTCCTGTGAGGCTTCAGGTTGCGTTTGAATTTCACGCGATAACTTATGCCCTTTCGATTCTGCTTCACGCTGTGTTTTGAATCCAGAGCCAGAGGAGTGATATTTCCAGCTGCCTGATGTTTTAATGTAGATCTGGTAGCTCCAAGTCACTCGTTTTCTAGTGGTTATTTTAATATCCATTGTTTACCCTCCCTATTGAAATGGATTGTTCGCCTCATCATCACCAACACTTTCCAAACTATCAAAATCGCCATTTGTAATATGGTATAGTTCATGACTTATCGTCTTTTTCGTAACGTAATCACTTAGGTTCTCATTTATCACCACATAATAAATTTCATCGTGCCTATAAGCAAACCCTCGAATGTTTATAGGCAATTCCTCACGTCTAAAAATCACATCTAAACCCACTACAAGTTCCATTAATCCCCTTTCTATTTGTCCTTAAATTTTAAATACTCTATGACGAACTCAATATCTTTCTTTGTAACTTTGCTACTCGTTTTCAACAGAGCCTTTAATTCCGGACGAAGTTTTAGCAATTCCAAAGGTTCCAATAAATCGTCAGGAATCTCGTTAAAGGCACTATCTCCTCCAAGTAATTCAGCAGATGTACAATTTAGTGCGGTTGCGATTTTTTCTAGGGTTGGAAGACTAGGTTTTTTCTTTTCATTTTCAATATCGCTCATAAATGAGTATGATACTTCAGCCTTATCTGCTAGTTCTTTTTGTGATAGTTCCAATTCTTCTCGTTTTAATTTAATTCTTTCTCCAACGGTCATTTTATTCACCTCTTTCATATGCTAATTTTATCATAAATTCGCTAAAAGAGAAATAGCCAATAGTTAACTTTATTGTTAATAAATTCGCTAAAAGTAAATTATCTATGAGCGAATTATAGAGTAAATGGAAGATATATGGAGATAATGAACTATATTTGACTAAAATGAACGAATTCGCTATTTGTGTAATTCGCTACAAGTGAATACAATGAACTCAGGAGGTGAGGAAATGGCAATGATAGATGAAAAGTTCCCACAGGAAATGAAAAAAGAAAGAACTAAACAAGAAATGACATTAAAGACTTTGAGCGAGAAAACAGGCGTATTGCAGAGCCAATTGTCTGAAATAGAGAATTGCAAAAAGACTGGAAGCGTATCAACGTTGACGAAAATTGCAATCGCTTTGAAGCTTGATCTTAACCGTATTTATGGAATTAACTAATTTTTTTAAGTTTTGGATTCGCTGTATGCGAATTGGGAGGAGATGCCGATGGCCACAATAATAAACCGAAAAGACCTAGCAGAACGCTGGGGAACGAATGTAACAACATTAGATGATTGGGAACGGAGCGGAGTAATTAAACGACTACCACGCTACCCCTCACCTAGATACTCGTTAGTAGAGGTTGAGAAAGCCGAAAGCAACGGAATGGATAACTTACTCAAGAAAAAAGAGAACGTCATCAGGGAGCAAGCAGAGAGGATTCAAGAGTTAGAACAAAGGTTAGAGAACATACGGAGGATGATCGGATGAAGGTAGGCGATATCGTAACAATAAAATCTAAGCGCAGGATGATGCAACATACAGGCAGAATCGTCAAAGTGGACGATGAAGAAATAGTTATAACGAACGGATTTGAGACAGTCAGAGTTGATTTTTTAGCTGGGAGGTTAAGCAAAAATGATTAAATACTACTACCGTTGTATCAAGTGGCTATGGCAAAACCGAAAATGGGAGAACACCAGGCAAAAGTGGAAAGCGATGGATAAGGAGGTAAAGCGAAAATGACAACAGCAGAACGATATAGAAAAAATCACAGAGAAATGATGAACAGAGAGAAACAAGAAGAATCGTGGCCAATGACAATTTTAAATCTATTCGGGTTTGTGGCAGTAGCCATGATCTGGTTGGCGATACTAATGGTTTGGATGTAGGAGGAAATGAAAAATGAAAATCGAAATGAATACCATTTACCATTTACCGACACAGGAACTTGAGGATGACTTCTTGAAACAAGCAGATAAACAAGGAATAAGGTGGAGCGTAACAAACTCAAGAGCAGATGTAGAAAGCCATTGGAACTCACACCATGTAAATTATTGCGTGGATACAGACGATAATGATGGGCACTTACGATACGGAAATAAGAAAGTCTACGAAAAGTATTTCTCAACAACCCCCATCATAAAATGGCAAATAGGCTTCACGAAAGCAGATATGCAGATTGGACAGTATTACAAGATGAGAAATGGCAACATGATGTTTTGGACGCAACAAGAATCGGGTTATAACGAAAATTTGGAATGTGAGTCTAGCAATGTGTGGGACATCATCGAAGTTTACCCAATGGAAATCACCCCAATCTGGAAACGTTCCGAACCAAAATATCGAGTTAAAACCGAACTCACCAAAGAACAAGCTGAAAAATTAGGGTTGGAATTTTGCGAGGAGGTGGAATGAACACAGAAGCACTAGCCAAAGTCTTAACACTCGCTGTACTTGTTCTTGCAATAAACATAGCGGTGCTAATTGCACTACTTGTGAGGGTGATTTCATGATCGTAATGCTACAAACCAAAACAAAAATAGTTGAACTTAAAAACGAAGTCGAAGTCCAGGGATGCACGATCCAAACGCTAACAAATAGCCACTGGACAAAAATCGGAGAATACAAAACCGAAGAAAGAGCCACAGAGGTTCTGGCACAGATTTACAGAGTGATTCTAAATGGTGGAGTGGCATTCGAAATGCCGAAGGAGTAGAGGATGAAAGAAGTTATCTGTATTGATAGTGCAAATTCAGACAATCGGTTAGAAAGCTTAAGGAAATACACAATAGCGGAAGAAAAGGACGGGAATTGCAGACTGTTCAGCAACCACATTTGGTGGGATAGCTCAAGATTCGTGAAAGTTGATATCTTGTCAAACTTCTCCACTGACGATCTTCTCAAAGAACTGTTTAGGAGGATCAAGTAATGACAAGTTTAGAACTTCAAGCTGCTTACAAGAAAGCGCGAACAAAGTACCTGAAGAACAAAGACAGAGAGATGAACTCATATTACTACGATGCTTGCAGGGCAAACAATAAAGCTGCAACACAGAATAGGCATGCAAGCCAAAGTGCAGATTAATGAGCAAGCTAGTAATTTTTAAAACAATCACCGAAAAACAGGCGTGGGAGTTGCTCAATAGAAATGAAGCAGGGATATATCCCAAAGAAGATTTAGGACAATTCTTAATCACAAATGAAGATGGAACATTTTCGGCTATTTCCAATTCCATTGAATGCATATGGCTTTTAGATTTTAAAACTAGGTTTGAGGCAGTCAGGTGGTTATTAGAAACGGATAAGGAGGAGTAAATAAATGAAATTTTCAGAGGTTATCAAAGCACTAGAGGAAAATCCAATAAAGACATTTGAAATGATCAAGCCGGACGGATACAAATATGTGATATCAGCTCAACATATCAATTATTTTAGCTTTGATGTGTACAACCCTGAAGGAAAGTTGATGGGTAAAGAATTTGGCATGGGTGGATTCCATGACAATATCAAAACAACCGAATGCAATTGGCAAGAAGTCAGAGAATCCGTTTCATATCAGAAAGCTTTTGAAAAGTGGGTGCAAGGCTATAAGGTTTCTTTTACTGACAAGCAAGGGCTTAGATATGAAGTTGACCCATTGGAATTTAAAGTTCAGGGCGATTTTATCTCAAGAAATGACATCGAAATGAGCAAATGGTTTGTGGAGGACTAAAGATGTACAAAGGGCAAAAAGCAGTCTTAACAGAGAAAGAATCGGGATATAAGGAATTTGGCAAATACATCATGACCACGAGCGACAATCACATTATTGAAACAGAAACCGGATCGGCGAAACTTTATTTAATCAAAAATTGGGAATGTGAGGAGGACAAGGCATGAAGGAAAGAATCATTTTCGAGTGTGAACATTGCAGAAAGAAAAGGCTGCTAAGCAAGTACCAGATGAGGGACCATGAAGACATTTGCTGGTACAACACAGAAAATCAATCGTGCAAAACATGCAAGCATATTGATAATAAGCATCCTGTACAACATTGCTACATCGGAATTGAATTAGAAGATTTTCCAAAGCCTAATGTAAATTGCGGAGCGTGGGAAATAAGGAAAGAATTGGAGGAAGACTAATGAATGAATTGAAAATATTTAAAAACGGATTGTTCGAAGTTGGTGTAACCCTGGAAGACGGATCAGTTCTATTCGATGCTGAAATGGTGGCACAGAGTTTAGGAATAACTGATTTCAAAAGCGGAAGAAAATATGTCAGATGGGCGAGAGTGAACGAATACCTTGGTGGAAATTCGCCAGATGTGGCGAAAGGTGATTTGATCCCTGAATCCATGGTTTATAAATTAGCTTTCAAAGCATCCAATGATACCGCAGAAAAGTTTCAAGATTGGTTAGCAATAGATGTAATCCCACAAATTAGGAAAACAGGCAGCTTTCAAATGGATATTTCAAACCTACCGCCAGAACTTCAGTTGATGAATGCGTTAGTCCAACAGATGAATACTCAGGCACTCAATCAGAAAAAGCTTGAGGGAGTTATCCAGGAGACTAAGGATGATCTGCAAAACATTAGAGAAGTAGTCGAAATTAAGCCATTTGAAAATTGGAGAGAAACCACAAATAAGCTAATCAATAAAATGGCATATGCAAAAAGGAATTATGAAGAAATAAAAATAGAAATCTACAAGGCACTTGATAGCAGGGCAGGGACAAAGATAAAAACCAGGTTAGAGAACATGAAGGCGAGAGTTTTAATGGCAGGCGCAAGCATGAGTAAAGCAAAGTCGCTGACTAATCTTGATGTGATAGACGATGATAAGAAGCTCATTGAAATATATGTAGCCATAGTTAAGGAAATGGCAATTAAGAAAGGAGTAACGGTTGATCTCAAATAAAAAAGCCACTCGAAACGCAATTCGAATGACTGATAGGGAATGTTTACAAGTAGATTATAACACAAATTGGAGGAATGAAATGAGTAAAATTTCAGCGGAAACAGCAAGAGAAGTAGCAGATTTAGTGAAACCATTTAATCTGTTTAAACAAATCGAAGAAAAGGCGATTCAAGGCGAATACTCAATCACAGTAACGTTTTTATCAAAACTGGCATTTGAACTTCTAATAGACGAAGGTTACGACATTTATGCCGCAAATGGTGAAGTTAAGCTCACACGTTACAACGAGGATTCATTCAAAATTTACCACGAGTTTGAAATTAGTTGGGAGGGTTAGTATGGATCAGTTTGATGTTACGAATATAAACGATGAATGGATGTTTGCGGAAACACCTGAAGCGGATGAAGAAATAGAGGAGGAAGAAGATGACATTAGAAATTGATATCTATTTTGACAAATGTGAGCCAATTAAAGAAGGTTCGGTTTACAACCACAATTTTTATAGACTACCTATTTTTATTAACAATTGCAATATACTCTTAGAAATCTGCCGTGAGGATGAAAATGAGTATGAGTATTATTTGGTTGTTGACATTAACGACGAATCTACATGGATTCCGTGGGCGTGTGATTATGGGTTCAACATTTGTAAGGACAGGATAGTCTTGGATACTAAGCTATTTAACAAATATAACACATAGGAGGAAATCTAATGGAAGAAAACAAAAGTCTTGAAATCAAAAAAGAACAAGAGGTATTACCAGCACCGATAACCGAAAGTGACAGCCGAAACATGGGAATTTGGGGCGATAAGGAAAGTTTTGTCAATGCCCAAAGAATGGCACAAGCTCTAGCATCTGGAACAATGGTTCCTAAAGACTACCAGGGCAATATCGGAAACTGTTTAATTGCCTTAGATATGGCAGACAGATTAAGATTATCACCATTTGCAGTCATGCAGTCACTTTACCTAGTAAATGGTAGACCCTCATGGTCAGCACAATTCATCACAACAGTTATCAATAAGTCAGGAAGATTCAGAAGACCGTTGATGTTTCAGGTAACAGGCAAAGACAAAACATTGGCTTGCATCGCATGGACTGAAGATATTGAAGGAAACAGAATCGAAAGCATCGCTATAACCATGAAAATGGCTGAGGATGAAAAATGGATTGAAAAAAGTGGTTCTAAGTGGAAGACCATGCCAGAGCAGATGATCAGATACAGAGCAGCATCATTTTTTGGAAAGTTGCATTGTCCAGATTTAATCATGGGCGTGTACGCAGAGGATGAGGTTAAGAGCTTCACAGAGCCACGAGGCAAGGCGGTCGATAAAGCACCTAATCCTTTTGTTAAAACCGAACCAGAGGCAAAGAGTGAGGCCGTGGACGTTGAGTATAAGGAAGAACAAGAAGATATATTCGAGGGTACACCATTTGGAGGTAATTAAATGTTAACCAACGAAAATTACTTCTCTCCTGAGAACAATTGGAAATACTGCGGATCATCGCAATATAAAGACTTTTTCGGAAGTATGGGGCATCACGGATGTGAAGCGATGGCTATGGCGAAACTTAGAGGAGAATGGGCAATGGAGAAAACTGACGCCCTTCTCATTGGATCTTATGTCGATGCACATTTCGAAGGAACACTAGATTTATTCAGAGCACAGAATCCTGAAATCTTTACTCAAAAAGGAGAGTTGAAAGCAGGATTCAAAAAAGCAGAAGATATCATTCAGGTCCTAGAAGCCGATGAACTCTTCATGCAATTTATGAGTGGTGAAAAGCAGATCATATTCACCGGAGAAATCGAGGGTGTACCATTCAAAATCAAAATAGATAGCTACCTAAGAGGTAAGGCAATCGTAGACGGAAAGGTAATGGCGAGCATTCGAAAATTCGAGTGGGTGAAAGATTTCGGAAAGGTCAATTTCGTTGAGTATTGGGGTTATGACATTCAAGCGACGATATACCAAGAGATAGAACGACAGAATAGTGGTAATACCCTACCATTCTTTATAACGGCCGCTAGCAAGGAGAAAGTAACCGACAAAGAAGTAATCTGGCTGCCTAATCAGATGCTAGTGGACAGGCTCACAGAGGTCAGGAGCAATATGCCAAGGCTAAAGGCGTTAAAGAATGGTGAGGTTGAACCGGAAAGATGTGAGAACTGCGATTATTGTACATCAACAAGGAAATTGACAGGGCCAATTAGTATATATGATTTGGAGGAAAGAATATGAAAATAAAATATATAAACGAAGATTCAATACAATTTGATAATGGCACAGCACTCACATTTGACCACGATCAGGATTGCTGCGAAAACAACTACGCTGACTTTAAGCAAATTGAAAAAAGTGCGTTAGATGTTGAGTTTGGAAAATGGCTGTTATTTGAAGGAGTAGAAGAAAAGGGGTTTAGATTTGGTGGTGTGGGAACTCCGATGTTTTTCATTCCTTGTTATTCTTGCCAGAACGGATACTATTCAACTGATATTCAGATTTTATTCGATGGCGAGGTTGTTGTTAGCACAGAATGCGAGGAGGTATTAGATTGAACAAAGTAGTGATTATAGGCCGTTGCGTTAAAGACCCAGAACTCAAATATACACAAGGTGCAGGAACAGCAGTAACGACCGTTACCCTAGCGGTAGACAGGCAAAAGACAAAAGACGGAAAGAAAGAAGCAGACTTCATCCCGGTTGTAATATGGGGAAAACAAGCGGAATCCACCGCTCAATATGTAGGCAAGGGTAAGCTTCTTGGAATCGCTGGAAGAATACAAACAAGATCATACGACCACAAGGACGGTCACAAAGTGTATGTCACAGAAGTTGTTGCGGAAGAAGTTCAATTCCTTGAGTGGGGAGAGAAACCTCAAGCAAATAATGATTATGAAGATATGACACCAATAGACAATGGAGATTTGCCTTTCTGATAAAGGAGTGTATATGGAAAGAACAATGTGGACAGATTCTAAGATAAAAGAAGAAATCTCAAACGTTATGAGCACCTTGAATATACATAGAATGCCTAGTAACAGCGAGATTTATGCAGCAACACATAGTACAGCACTAACTAATGCAATAACGAGAAGAGGCGGATTTTATAAATGGGCAGAAAAATTAGAACTGCCCATAAAAGAGTCAGACACCAAAACAGGCAGTACATACGAACTTTATGCGATGGCTACAATGATTTCCAAGGGATTGAATGTGGTGAGAATGTCAGTTAGACATCCATATGACCTTCTAGTAAATAAAAATATCAAGGTTGATGTTAAGGTATCTAGTGCATATCTGAATAACGGTTCACTCGTGAATACAGTGGGCTTAGGAAAGGAATTTGCAACTTGTGACTTGTACGTTATTTATTTGCGACATAGATCTGGCGAACTAGACAGAACCTTAATAATCCCAGGTTATGAGGTAAGACATAAATATCTCAATATTGGAAAAGACAGTAAGTACAACAAGTACATTGACAGGTGGGATTTATTTCAAACTTATGACAACTTGAGAGAAAGGTTAGAACTTTGAACAGAGAGGGGAAAAATCTTCTCTTCACATATAGGAGGTGATTAAGATTGATGGATGGATTAGCTTGCATCGGAAATTATTAGATAGTGCTGTTTTTCAAAATGCTGATTTATTGAAAGTTTGGATATGGTGTTTATTGAAAGCAACTCATAAAGACTATGAATTGATGGTTGGAATACAGATAGTAGATTTGAATCCAGGGCAATTTATTACAGGCAGAACTAAGGGATCTGAAGAGCTAAAACTGAAACCTTCAACTTTTAGAGATTACCTAAAAGCTTTAGAAAAAATGGGCATGATTGAACTAAAACCCGACAACAAAAAAACCCTTGTAACCATTGCAAATTGGGAGAAGTACCAGACAGAAGAGGGAAGAAACCGACAACAGCCCGACAACAGCCCGACAACAAGCCGACAACAGCCCGACACAAACAATAACATTAATAACAATAATAACATTAATAAGTATATATACAGCTACCTGGAAGAGAAATGGTCCTTACCAATAAACGCAAGCATCGTTGAAGATTTAGATCACTTAGTGAATGAATACGGAAAAGAAAAGGTAAAGTCAGGAATCGACATATGTACTGAAAAGAATGTCAGAACCATAAGATATTTAACTGGTGTAGTAAGAAATGGAAGTAACAGGAAGGAGGAAACCAATGGAAAATCTAGCGGATTTGATGAAGAAGCAGCAAAACTTAGAGAACAAGGTATTGGATTCTAGCATTGAACAATGTGAAGTGTGCAAAGAACCAATTCAAAAGATAATTAATATCCTTGGAACTATGAAGAAAGTCAAAGTGATCTGCTCATGCAGAACTAAAGAGTTAAAAGCAATGGAAGAAAAAGCAGAACAACAAGACAGGCAGATGCGACTAGACAGAGTAATGAAGAACTCTCTCATGGATGACAATTTTAAAAGAAAGACCTTCCAGTCTTGGGATAGAAAAAAGGGCAATGAGAAAATCTATAACATCGCCAAGAAGTATTCGGATAATTTCCAAAAGATGAAATCTGAAAATGTTGGTTTACTCTTTCATGGCAATCCAGGCAACGGAAAAACCTATGCTGCAGTCGCAATCGCCAATGACCTTTTAGAGAGATCCATTCCGGTGGTATGTGTATCTATAAACTCATTGCTCGATAGAATCAAAGAAACCTATAACAAATGGGGTCAAGAGGGTGAGGATACCATATTAAAGAATCTGGCCAATGCTGACCTACTAATTATAGACGACTTAGGCACAGAATTTAAAGGCGAGTGGAGCGTTTCAAGAGTATACAGCATTATTGATTCGAGATATCGAAACGGACTACCACTGATCATAACAACAAACTTCACCATGCAGGATTTAAAAGCAAGATACGGAGATAGAACACATGACCGGATATTAGAAATGTGTACACCAGTGCATAACGACAAAGCAAGTTTGAGAAGCGAGAAACAGCAAGAAAAAAGTAAATTACTAAGAGAATTGTTAGGAGGCAACTAATGATCATATTAACAATCGGGGGATCTCTTCCGAACCTGAATGAATACACAAAGGCAAACAGAACAAATATTTATCTAGGCGCAAAGATGAAAAGAGAAAGTGAAGCTAAGATATCCGCCTACATCTTACAACAATTAAGAGGTGTCAAAACAGTCGAACGCTGCACAATTAAATTTGTCTGGGTGGAAAAAGATAAAAGACGGGATCTTGATAACATCGCATTTGCCAAGAAGTTTATTCTGGATGCCTTAGTTAAAAACGGAATATTAAAGGGCGATGGCTGGAGTTGTGTAACAGGATTCGAAGATAGTTTTAAAGTTGATAAAGACAGACCGAGAATAGAAGTTTACATAGAGGAGGAAGAGTAGATGGAATATCAAGGAATAAAAAAATATAAACCACGACGTTTTGCGATTTTAAGTTTCGGAGTTTCGTATGAACATTTAATTGTTATTACTCTACATCCTAATTCAAGATGGTACGCATACATGGATAAAGGCATTTGGATTATAGAATGTGCAAAAACAAAAATCAGATTATCAAACAAAGAATTTAATGATTTTTTTGAGTTGGTGATGTAAATGACACACATGAAAATATACAAAGCCATGACCGTTGAAAATATCCAAATCATAAACTACTTATACGCCAAAGGCAAAACCTGTAAACAGATTGCTGCCGAATTAGGTTATGGACTTCAGACGGTTGCTAATTATGTTTGGGAGCCAAGAGGCAGAGGGGAGAAGGGGGAGTAGATGAATGAAAAAATTAAATGATTTTGGTCTGTGCGTGGTGCTCGGAATGGCAATGTGCGGAGGAATATTTTCTTGGATTAACGAATTAAACAGACGGGGGTTAAACGGACAAAATCCCATAATAGTAATCATTGGTACGGTACTACTATCTGGACTGATGTGGCTATTTCTAATCGAACCAAACCACGATTAAGGAGGGTTAAATGAGGCCTGAAGTTATATTTTATCTTGAAGATTTAAAAACCAAGTTTGCAAAAATAAATCCAAAAGAATACTACTTATCTTATTCAGGAGGTAGAGACAGCCACTTTCTATATTGGTTTATAAAAGAATATCTACATGATACTGATATAGAGATTGTTTCGATAAACACTTACATGGAGCATCCAGAGATCTTTAAACGGATGAAGAAAAACAGTGACAGAATTTTAGTATCCGAGGTAAAACCTTCTGAAATTAAAGAAAAATACGGAATACCTTGTTTCTCAAAATTACAAGATCAGTTTATTTCAAGATATCAAAACGGATGTAGAACGGTCAGTTTAATAAATCGCATACATGGTAGAAACTTAGACGGTGGTAAATCTATGTTTGGTTTAAACAATACAGCAAGAGGTTTGTTATTATCTGGTGATCTACACAAAGTATCAGCAAATTGCTGTAAATATTTAAAGAAAACACCAGCACATAAGTTTGAAAAGAAATCAGGTAAAAAAGCAATTTTAGGAGTACGTGGATCAGAAGGATTGTTAAGAAAATCTGCTTACACTTCTTGCTTCACAAAAGATTTGAAATTTACACCACTTCATGATTTGACAGATGAATGGATGGACTGGATTTATGAAGAGTTCAAGATTGAAATTCCAGAAATTTATAAGCACGTTTCTCGAACCGGTTGTATGGGTTGTCCTTATGGATCATGGAAAGGCGAAACAATAAAGGAACTGAATTTGCTGCCAAGCTTTAAACGGGATTTTGTAGTTAGTTATTTTAAAGAAAGCTACGAGGTACTAGGAATAGATACCAATGAACAGTTGAAAATAGATTTTAAGGAGAAATCAAAATGAAGGTTAAACCAAAAATGGGTGGCAGAATAACATATGGAAACACTCCTGAACACAATTGCGAAATTGAGTTTATGCACGATTCAATATGGCAAGCTGATATTTATGGGGGAAGAGTGCTATTGCAACAACATCCGTATATAAGACTGTGGCTAACGTTAGACGAGTTTACCGCAACTTTTAATGAGGTAACAGAATGGAATATTGCATTGAACATGGGGTTAAGTGGGAGGAAATATGAAGAATATCTTAGATGCTTGTTGCGGTTCTCGAATGTTTTGGTTTAACAGAGAACACCCTAAAGCTGTTTACATGGATAACCGGAAGTTAGAAGACACCTTGTGTGATGGTAGAAAGTTAATCATTAACCCTGATGTCGTTGCAGATTTCACCAAGATGCCATTTAAGGATGACAGCTTTAAACTTGTAGTATTTGACCCTCCACACCTCATCAAAGCAGGTGAAACATCATGGTTGGCCAAGAAATATGGAAAGCTTAGCGATACGTGGCCACAGGATATCAAAAAGGGGTTCGAGGAATGCTTCCGAGTCTTAGAACCTAATGGGATATTGATTTTCAAATGGAATGAAGAACAAATAAAGCTTTCTGAAATATTGAAATTAGCACCACAAGAACCATTATTCGGAGATAGACGAAGCAAAACACATTGGATCGTTTTTATGAAGGAGAAAATATGAAGCTCGCACTAGCAATCACAACAAGCCTAATCACGATAAAAACCGTATTGTATTTGCTCGACCGTTGGATTTGCAAGAAACATGATAGAAAATTTAGGGAGGGGAGAAAATGAAAGATTTCATTCAAGGCTTGAAAAACCTGAAATTCTGGTTATCTATCATTTGGAAAGACCGAGATTTTGACCATTACTACTTTTTCAAGATTTTATCAGCGAAACTCTCCCGAATGGAAGATTGCATTCGAAATGGCATATTTGTGAGTAGTGAAGAAACGGCAAACAAGCTACTCATTGCGAAAGAGTGCTGTGAACGGCTGATAAAAGAGGAATACTTCGACGATTTGGAATTTGACGAAAATGAAATTGGCTACGCAAAACAAAGGGAAGATTTGGAAGTGCTAACCCGAATCATCAGGGAGGAAAGCTTGTCATGGTGGAATTAAGGAGGAGAAAGAGATGAAGATAGAGGATGCGATAATTGTACTAAAAGAGTCAGTAACAATTCTAAGCAGAGCTAATGGTAAAACAATCTTAAAAGATGCCATAGATATAGCCATAGAAGCACTCGAAAAGCAGATAGCGAAGAAACCAAGAGAGAATTCAAGAAAAGTGATTGCAGGTATTGACGGTGCTAACTGTGGCTTATGTGGAGGGTTAATCTTTAATCCATCTAAATATTGCAACAGATGTGGTCAAAAACTTATATGGGGGAATGAAGAATGACAAATAAAATAACCGTAGTCAGAGAAGGCTTGTATTTAGGAATGGGTGAACGTGGGTTTAGATATGAAATTCGGTTCAATGGAAAAACTGTATGCTATTCGGATTGTGAGCCTGAATATATTGACGAAATAAATAAGCTGCTAGAGAAAACGGAGGTGACGGAATGACCTATATCCTCGAACTAACCGACAAAAACCCAAAGTACAATCAAATCACAAAATGCACTACTGCTGAAGAAGCCGATTTTCTTAAAATGCAAGCGGAGAAAATGGGGTTCGAAGTGAAAATAAAGAGAGTGGAGGGGAAGAGATGAATAAGAAGATAGATCACATAGAATTTGATGATGCGCCAAGAGGTTGGGATGACCGATGCAGTGGAGATGGATATGAAAAATACACAGATACAGATGGAGACAGAAGATACAAGGATAACAATCTTTTAGTGGGATCACTGGGTTATAGGCCTTGTGCGAAGTGTGCGAAGTACCCCAATGAACGCGGGGATGATGCTTGCATAGCCAACCTTGGTAACGTCATGAACGCATGTTGTGGACACGGAAAAGAGGGTTATGTGATGTTCGACAATGGCATAACCATTCGAGGGCAATTTGAAATAGAACAGAGCGTTGTATTGAATAAGCCATGCAGAAGTTGTGAGACTCTTTTGTCGCCAGATGATAAATATTGTCGTGAATGTGGAGAGAAAACTAATTTCTAAAAAAGGGGGAATAATATGACCGCAAAAGACACGCTTAATCAGATCAGGCACATCGACCATGAGATAACTTTTATGTTAGAGCAGTTGGAAGAGCTAGAAACATCCTTAACTCGAATATCGCCTGTATTATCGGATATGCCGACATGCCACGACAACAACCGAGATAAAATAGCGGATGGTATTGTGAGAATCATAGAACTGAAAACAACCATCAATAAGCGAATTGATTATCTCTATGACTATAAAAACAAAATGACAGCAATCATGAATCAGATTGATAATCCTGTTTACAGAAGAATCTTAGCAATCAGATACTTTCAGAAAGAACATAACAGCTTTGAGGAAATTGCAACGGCAATCGGTTATAGTTACTACCCGACAATACACATGCATGGCGTTGCACTTCAAGAGTTTACAAGAATACAAAGTGAGCAAGACTTAGCAACTAATCATATAGTATAGTTTAGACAGTGAATTATCGATAAACCCTTGCAGAAATGTTGGGGTTTTTAAATTACTTACGATATTTGCGTATGATTCGTAAGTAAATCGTAAGATTAATTTTGAGAGGTGGCAAAAATGAAAGCATTTAAGTATGAGAAAAGTGAAGGCAAATATCAATTACGTTTGACGTTACTGAGTTTTCGTTGCCCGTTTGAATTTATGGATGAATTGAATGAAGAAATACCGAAATATATTCAAAATGGATTGGTGTTTATTGATGAAACCGAACACAACGATAATCCTGAAAAAAGATTCATGGAAGTAAGGGTTAAAGATGGGGAAATCCTTATAGAAAGCTTTGCTTTTATACCTGATGATGTCGTTCAAGACTTAGTCGAGTAAATAATAGGTTGAATCGGTGTCCTTTACACCGACTACCATTACCAAACATTCGGAGCAAATTAAACTTTTGCTCCTTTTGTTTGCAAAAAATCTCCACAAGGGGGGTAATCCATTGATAATAGTCGAACCAAAAGGATTCCTAACCTTAGAATCAGAAGAAGGTATAACTGTTAATTGGCTTTGGAAAACACCTTACAAGCTCGAAAAATATCGGAGCGGATATTTAGAAATAGAATGCCACATTGGTATTAAACGAGAGTTCATTACATTAAGCGATGCATATGTAGGACAGATTATGGAGTTATTTATTGAACTTAAGGTGTGTCCTTTATGTGGTCAGTATATGCCTAAAAATTATGACTACTGCTTTTGGTGTGACGGGTGGGTAAGTGAAGCACCCACTTATGTATATAAAGACAAGGATAGAACCAGAGGTGAGAGAAAACATAAGAACCATGTTAAATTGAAGCACAAAATTAATTTATACAGAGATAAGAAAGACAACGAATCAGTTGATTATTACTTAGAAACGAGTAATTCTGCAAAGCTATTCAAGTGGAAAATAAAGCATGATTGTGATTACTGCCAAATGGGAAGGCAACATTCAAGCAAGAAAAGAGAAACATCTCTAACCGAAAAACTAAAGGAATTTAACTCCACAAAATAAAAATAAACACCATAATCTCAAGGAGGAAACCTGATGCAAGATCAGATGACTAAGTTAAACCTAGATTATAAGTTAATCAACAATCTTCGACAGCAAGGGAAAACTCTTAAAGAGATTATGACGATTTTAGAACTACCAATTACACAAACAGACTATGAGCGATTCAAAAAACATCTAAGCCGGAAAGCACCTAAATATTTATTAGATGCTGGAACATTCAAGGGGATGACACCATATGCCTCTTCGGTTCTTGTAGATAGTCAAGGCGATGTAAAGCTAGCTTGGATAAAACAGAGTGCAGAGGCAAAGCTATTAAGCACGTTAATCGACAAGATACACGAGATTCCAGAGATTAAATTAAAGCCTATTGAAATCTATCCAAGGCAAAAACTTCTTGAAATTCCGCTCTTCGATATGCACTTTGGTGTGGCTAATTACGAATACTACGAGCCTCACTTGGATGAAATCAGACGGTATATACACAGATTGTATGAACACATCGTAATTACAGTAGGTAGCGATATGTTACACCATAACGATATGAGAAGTCAGACGGCTTCAGGCACACCAATAGAACAGTTAAACATCAGAACAGCGTGGAACGATGCACTGAAGTTTTATATAGGGCTAATAACCGAGGCTGTAGATCATGCCAATGAAGTTACAGTGATCTACGTTAAAGGTAATCACGATGAGAGTCTATCATGGTCCTTTGTTCAGTTATTAAAACAATTGTTCCCAACAGTACATTTTAATGATGATTTCAAAGAGAGGAAAGTATTCTTGTGGGAGCAAATCTTTATCGGCTATATCCATGGCGATAAACCAATCAAGGATATCGATAAGGTATTTATTAAAGAAAATAAGAAAGCCTATGGCAACGCAGAGATAACAGAGATACACATAGGACACTTACATCGAGAAAATCTTAAAGGCAACGTACAGGACACTACAGGCACTATGGTGAGGGTATTATCTACGGGCAATATAACAGACAGTTGGAGTGATGATAACAACTATGTTGGTGCTAACAAAAGGTTCCAACTGTTTGAGTATGGACCTAAGAAACTAAGCGGTATTTATTATGTGGATGGGGAGGAATAGAAATGGGATTAAAGAACTATACATTATTCAAATGCAAAGTATGTGGAACAGAGTTTTCTATTCCAAGTCAGTACATACATGAGAGCACCTATGAGGTTAGATGTCCGATGCATGGGGAACATAACGATACTGTTGTTATTGGAGCATACGACAATCTCAATGAGTGCATGGAGCATGATAGTTATAAGGTTGTTGGTGGAGTAGTGAAGAGAAGATGAAAGGCTACAAGGATAGCAAGTGGAAACATAAACGGATCGTTATCCTCAAGCGTGATGAATATAAATGTCGAGAGTGTGTTAGGTATGGTAAGACAACAGGAGCAACAATGGTTCATCATATCAGACCACTTGAAAGCAACCCGGAGTTAGCACTAGACAGTAAGAACCTTATAAGCCTATGTGGTTCATGTCATAACGAGATGCACGATAGAATCACAGATGAATTAACAGCTAAGGGTATGGAACTGATTAAACGAATTGATAGAATAAATAAAACAATTTAAACTATCCCCCCACTTAAAATGAAAAAAACGGGGCCAAAAGGGCAC